AGGAAGAATGTTGTATCCTTTTTCAATCTTTCCAACACCCTCCCAAATAACATTCCTTGTGGAATGCAAAGCCATAGTAGGCTCTTTATCTTTTTTGGGTGCCGACTTCTTAGTTGTTTTAGGCTTTGCCGTTGATTTAGCAACGCCAATTGCACCCGTCTCAATTGTCCCAACGGTATCTGTTCCATCGCCATCTGAAACCTTTTTAGTTGCCTTAGCATTAATCAGGTTAGCGTGACTATCAGATACTGGGCCATCCCATGCATCATTACTTGACATTAAATGCCTCCTATATAGATATCTCTATTATAACAGAATAAATAAAGGGGCAGGAACCGAAGTCCCTGCCCCCTTAAGGGTATTAATTTATGGTTTAGGAATCGGCAGCTGCATCAGCGAATGCTACAGCGTCCTCTTCTTCCCACTGAATACCGAAGCGAACGAATACGGTGTACTCGATCGTGTCCTTCTTCGCAACATACTCGCGGTTAACGGTAATGTCGCGCTGGAAGCCCCATACACGGTTAGCGGGGAATGTCATGTCAACATAACCAGCTGGGTAGTAGGGTACCTCTAGAACGTCAATGCCAAGAACACGAGTGGTGCGAGCAGTACCCAGAGTCTGGGCCTGGCCGTCAAGGTATGCCTGACGGTTGCGCTCTGTACCAGCTGGTGTACCAGCAAAGGCTTCAGCAATTGCATCTGCAAGAGTACCGTTGTTCTTAACGATACCCTGGAATGCGTCGGTGCCTGCGTAGAACTTGAGGTTGTTCTTCAACGCACGGTACTTACGGGGCATAGCAGTGAGAATTCCCTGCATGACCTCTGTAGTCCAAGCGTCGTCAACAACTGTAGTAACGTACTCGTGTGCGTCACCGTTAGTCTTTACGCGGTTTACGAATCCATCCATGATGGAAAGGAAGTTACCTGTTGCACCGTCACCATTAATGGCTAGGTCCTCGATGTCATTTGCAAATGCATTTGTCATCAAGCGAACAAGGTGGTCTTCCAAAGCAGCACCTTCAATGTTGTCTTCGAGTGCTTCAGCGCTGACCTCCCAGTCAAGACGGATCTTCTTTGTAGTAAGTTCCACCTTGGAGAAGGTTGCACCAGTGTTGGTGTAGTCACCCACACCCTGAGAAGCCGCACGAATAACGCGCTCACCTACGTTAACCTTTTCAAGTTCCATAGTGTTGGCACGCATAGTTACGCGACGACCATCTTTGGCGAGAACAGTACCATCCCACACGTAGTCAATAAAACGACGTGCTTGTTCAGGACGTAGGATACCACTGCCTGCATCACCCGAAGGATTTACGGCATTGGGACCAGATGTAACACCAAAGCTAGCGGTGGGTACGTTACCTAGTGTGTCTGCACCAGGGTTCGAGACACCGCCAATGCCACCAGAAGCAAACGCGCCTTCGGCGTTGTAACGACCGGAGTCATCGCCTGCTGCGTCTGGATTGTTTTTCTTAATCTCTTCCGACATATTTCACCTCCTAAGTGATTTTGTCTTAATTAAATAAGTCGGCAGTTTTGAGGAAACGACCGCCCCATAGGGATTTTTCAACCATTTCTGGCTGTTCCTGCACGATCTCGCCTAGATCGCCAGATTTACGGAAAGCTGTGTCTTGCTCTACAGCATCGACACGCTTACCAAACTCATCAAACTGGCCCTTAGCATCAGCAATTTCTTTTTTAGTTGCTGAAAGCTCATCGGAAACACCAGTAATTGACTTGTTGAGTGCATTAACCTGCTCGTGTAGAGACTTAACGGTTTCTGCTAGATCGCTAAAGGCTGATGAGAGGGTATCCTTGATCTCAGCTACTGCATCAACAACAGCTGCATCGTCGGACTTGGCTACCTCTTCTACCTCGACAGCATCGGCCTTCTCGACATCGGACTCTACGTCGTCAGCCTTTTCAACGTCAGCTTCAGCAGCGTCGGCCTTTTCAACCTCGGCTTCTGCATCCTCAGAGTCCTCGACGGAATCTGCTTTTTCAGCAACTTCCTCTTCGACAACCTCTTCTGTCTCAGCGTCTGCCTCTGGAGCGACCTCTACTTCTTCAACAACCTCATCAGACTTCTCTGTGAGATCTTCTGTTGTGTCAGTCATAGGACTTACCTCCTCTGTCATCTTAGAAAGATTCATGCCTTTAGCACTATCAACTAAGAACTTAATCATGTCGGTTTTCTCTGCATCGGTTTTTTCTACAAAACCAATGTTCTTCATCGATACCCCCGACAGTGGGTGATTCTCGGATTCATTTTCGGACAGTATGACAAGCCCCGATTCTGAATCCCAGAATACGTTTTCCAACTCTGCAACGCTGTCGCCCTTAAGAACGTCAGCGCCGTCTACCTTTTCTACAGAAAGGATGTTGGCAAATTGATTTGCGGGGGAATCGACAAGAGAAAGCTCTACCAAGTCGTACTCTTTAATAATACGAACCTGGGAGTCCATCTTCTCGTCATATGCATCGTCCCACTTTAGCATCTTCCCACCAATTGAAAAACCTGTGTATGTGCCATCAATAACCTTTTCCCAAGTGTCCTGAGCACCCTTAGAAATATACGCAGAAACATAAACGCCGCTATAGAATTTCTTGGTGTCGGGATCAAAGTACTTATCCTCTTTAAAGGACACCATGCGGCCAACAGCAGAAGGCTGGTGCATCTCACGAATGTTTCCGCGAAACTTGGAGAAGGCTCCTAGAGAAGCCTCGGTTGTGACAATATCATTTTGCTTATCTACGTTGTCCAAAGTTGCAAAACCAGAGACGATTCTACGCTCTTGATCAACTTTTGAGAACGGCATTGAGAGGCGAACGTCGTCGCCTTCAGTATCCCAGTGGGCTTTAAAGATAGTCATACTAGCTCCATTATATACTGTTTTTTAAAAAATGTTACGATAATGTAATATTTTTTTATTCTGATGCTGCGCCTTCGCCTTGGGCGTTACGACCGCTAACAGTAGATGGACTATCTGATTGATTGTTAGATCTTTCTGAGTCTCTCTCCCTGTTACCCGCTAGATTTGCTCTGGCGTCAGTAAGCTGACGTGAGGACATTTCAAATGGGTCGTCACCGTCTGGACGCTGAGGCAAGCCAAGCTCTTGGCGTGCTTCGTTTGGCGTCATAACCTGTGTCTTTACGTAACGCTCAATAATTTGCGACTGAGCAATTTCATCAGTTAGTGTTAGCTCATTGAACTTGAATTCAAGAATGTCTGTTTTTTCTTTGACAATCTTGTTAATCATCTTTTCAAGATTCTTCTGGGCTGGTCTTGCTACCTGCTCTTTAAAGGTACGATCTTGTGCTAGAGCAGAAGCAATAGAGGAAGCGTCGCCGCCACCAATTTTAGAAAGTGGAACCTGGTGTGCAACAAGGATGTCGTCTCTGTTACGAACTCGGTATTCATTAAATGATGCTTCCTGAACACCGTTCTCGATTGGCTCCATCTTAAACTCTACCTTGTTGTTTTCAGTATCTCCAGGTAGAGGTATATACAATGTTCTGTGTGACTGGCCACGAAGACTAGTCTGGAGGAAACGGAACATCTTGTCCTCTGCATCAGCAGAGAGTTTTGCGCCCTTAAGAGTTACAACATAGCGGGGTACAGCTTTGTTACCAAAGTAATCAATGTTGTACTGTGAAGCTAGCTGATCTCCATGTAGTGAGGAAATGGCAGACATGATATCTGGGATACCATAAAAAGTATTTAGAGGAGAGTATTCTTTATAATGAATAATCTCATTTGGCCTTACGTCATCCGTGATTGGATTTTGATTACGTGCCCCAAAATTACGGAAGTAAACTACTTTGTTTCCAATTATCTGTACGTACCCGTCACGCAATCTGCGCACACGCATTGTTGTTGATGGAATGTGTCCGACATATCCGATCTCTCCCTTTGTCGTTCTACCGATCTCAAGATAGCCATTACCCGTGGCCTGAACATCGGTATAAAATTTCATAAGTGTGTTTGTAAATGACTCGTCATCATTCAAAGTTTCTATCCAGTCACGAAGCTCAATTCTTGCTCTTTCGATTCTGTTACGAGCACGCTTAACGGCTTCACGATCTTCATTTGTTTCAAGACGTAGCATGGTCCTGTCTGAGAGGTGGAAGTCATACCCAAGACCAACAATGTTTTCCACCTTGGCATCGATAGCTGCGTGGTTGGCAAAAGAAGTGTCGTAATAGTTTGCAAGCTCATAAAGGTTCCAAGGAGGAGTGATGACATCAAACATTCCGTATCCATTACGAAACACATCTCCTGGATTAATCTCTTTGGACTGTGCCCCGTCAATGCCTACCTGGTTGGTCCTAGCACTAACCATGTACTGGTCGCTTGGTGGCATCTGAAGATTTTTAGCAATTCTGTTGGAGCGGCGTTTAAAGTTTGTCTCGATGCCTCGGTATGACTTTAGGTTTTCCCAACTTTGATTAAAGGGATCTTGTTTTTTAAACTGATCCTCAATCTGATTAACATCATCGATGCGAGCACCAATTGTCCATTCCTGTGACATTAGCCTTCGTCCCCCCACTGATTAAGAGTTTGCTTAGCCGCAATAACAGCGCCAAGGTCATTCATGTTGGGGAGCAGGCCCTCTTTCATTCTGCCAAGCTGTTCGCTGTGCTCTTCTTCAGAAATCTTGCGCATATTGGAATAAAACTTTGCGGTTCCTTCTTCTTGACCATAATACTTGGCCGCATCTTGTAATTCTTGAATACGAGTTAGGTCGCCCTTCATTGACTCAATAGATAGAGCGTTGCCGTTTCCGTCTGTAAATGCCTTGCCATTGGGCTTGTGCCAAACGTATGTGCCAAAGTTGGAGAAGTTTTCCTCGACAACCTGTACCTTTGTGTCACCAACTTGACCAGGAAAGCGTGGTTTTGGTTCTTTCATAACCACAATTATAGCATACTATGCAGAATCTAGTATCTGTCGTGACCATCTTACGTCTTTAAAGACGCTATAGCGGTAGTTGTTTAGTGTCAGAACGTCATCGTGATTGAAAACTAGTCTGTCTGTGCCAACATATTGCTTATAAATCTTTGAGGGATCTAGAACCGTTGGGGCAGATTCTGATAGGAACAGAACCTCTTGCCAGTTGTAAGGCAAGAACTGCCCAGGATTATCTTCATCTTCTACGCTACCCTCAAGCTCTTTCCAGTATTCCCAGTCTAATGGGTTATCTGGCTCAGATCTCACGGCATACCATTTTCTAAAAGCAAACCTTTCAGCCTCGTCCTCTTCTGTGATTTGATAGAAGGAGATTGAATCAAACATTATTGGGCTAGTTACTCTAAAAGCCCCCACAAAACTAGACAGGTCTAGAGGTGTGGAAAAAGCCAAGCCTATCATTGCCCAAGACCTAGAGTAAAGTGTCGGTCGTTTTGCGACCCTACCATCCAAATTATAAATAACAGAATTGTTTAAGCGTCCAGTAGAGCTATTGATTGCAAAAATATAGCCCCTCTTTCTAGTTCCAGTATCGCTTACTAGATAAAACTTAATGGTGTTGTTCTTTTCTTCTATTTCAAAAATTTGAGTTGGAAATTCTGGAAAAAGTTCGTCATCGTACCTCATTGCAAACTGGAAGGCCCCCACCTTAAAGAATTGTTTACTATTTTTGTTTATTGGCAAAGTTATACCGTCAGAGTTTGAAAAAGAAAAGTCGCTTCTCATTTTAATGCCAGACTTACCGCTCATGTATAAATATGGGGTGCTTGTTTTCGAAATGCTAAAGGGGCTAACATGTTTATAGTCAGAATAGAGTCCGTCTTTTTTATAAGGAAATATTTCTGACCCAAAGCGTGTACCAATTTTGTTTGGAGATTGGCCAAGGGCTTGGGAAGAAAGACTTATAGATCTTATTTTAACTGGATTTGACAATATTGCATCTATACCCATTTCAATATGTATATTTATAGAAATAGCATTAAAGTTTACTCCTGCTGGCGGGTAAATAATTGTGTCATCAAGGACTTCATACTTAGAGTACAGCCACTCTTCTCCAGGTCTAACCACACCAAGCCTATTTAAAAGAACTGTATTTGTAAAACTGTTTTGAGTTTTGTTAGCACCTTCTGCAAGATATTGGAAAGTTACATAAGTTTTTACCATTGATCCACTGGTGTCATAATTATTATTATTAAACACCGAAAGCTTGGGGTAGTCTAAGTT